GCGTTCGTTTGAAGAAGAAGTGAAACTAAGTGGGTTTGGTGCAGCACCTGTGAAGGACGAAGGAAATGCAATTTCTTACGACACCGCGCAAGAGGCTTATACCGCTCGGTACAACCATGAAACGATTGGAATGGGATTTGCAATAACGGAAGAAGCGATGGAGGATAACCTCTATGACTCGCTTTCTGCTCGTTATACCAAAGCCCTAGCACGTGCAATGGCTTATACCAAGCAAGTAAAAGCAGCTAATCCGCTTAACAATGGTTTCACCAATTCTTACCAGACAGGTGACGGGGTTAACCTCTTTACTGCATCTGGTGACGGTGTTACTGGCGGTGGTGGTCATCCGAGAGTAGATGGCGGCACGAACGATAATCGTCCTGCGACAGCGGCTGATTTGAATGAAACCTCGTTGGAGGCAGCAATTGTAACGATTGCAGCTTTAACTGATGAGCGTGGACTTCTGATTGCAGCTCGACCAAGACGTTTGGTTGTTCCGCCTGCTGGAATGTTTATTGCCACGCGGCTTCTTGAGTCAGATCAAAGAGTTGCAACGGCGGATAACGACATCAATGCTATCCGTAGCATGGGTATCGTTCCAGAAGGATACTCAGTTAATCATTATTTGACTGACTCAGATTCCTTCTACATCATTACTGATGTGCCTAATGGCTTGAGACACTTCGAGCGTACTGCTTTAGAGACCTCAATGGACGGTGATTTCGATACGGGTAATGTTCGCTACAAAGCTAGAGAGCGTTATTCTTTCGGTGTTTCTGATCCACTGGGTATCTACGGTTCACCAGGAGCATAAGTAAAGTAGGTAATTGAGGGAAGGCGGCTTATTAATTTAACGTCTAAACGATATTTTAAGTCGCTTTCCTTTTTCCTGACAGACATATATTTATGTCTGACACTTAGCTAAGACAGGAGAAATATAATGGCTAATACAACTTTTAATGGGACAGTTCGGTCTGAAAATGGCTTCAAAACCATTGATAAAGCCTCCGGTACAGGAGCAATTACTGATGGTTTGGTAATTAATGCAGATGGTAATATTTATAATGATGCTGGTGGACATATTCAATATGCCGCAGCAACGGGCTATGGCCCCGCTGATTTAATCGTAGGTAAAGGCGGCAGCCAATACGGTACGGTTGATCCTTATGCGGAAAGTTCTACGCAGCTATTCCCACTAGGTGGTCGATTACTTTATGGCAATACTGTTTATCGTTACGGTAAAATGGGAGCTGCCGCAGTAACAGCAGGTAAATGTGTAACTCACGCTGCTTCAATAGCACATCACTTTGACTTAACACCTACTGCTGGTGTCGCTGCTGGTGAAACTGCAATATCAGTTGAAACCGCAGGTACTGACATTACGCTAAATCAATACGCTAATGGGTATTTGTATGTTAATGATGCAGCGGGTGAAGGGCAGATGCTTAGAATTAAATCTAATCCTGCACATGATCACTCGGCTGATCCTTCTATCGTAATTACTTGCTACGATGATTTAGCAACAGCTATAACCACCAGCTCAAGAGTAACTTTAATTCCTGATCCAAACAGTGCTTTAATTGGTCAAGCTGCTACAACCACAGGCGCAACAATGGGCGTCACAATCATAGATATGACAGCAGCGTATTATGGTTGGTTTGCAGTTTCAGGGCCAGCTACAGTATTAACTTCAGGAACACTTGTTGTTGGTAATCACGCTGTGCCTTTGGGTGCTGTTGGTGCTGTTGGGCCAGCCGCAGGGGATGTTATTCAAGTAATTGGTGTGGTTATGATTGTTAACGTAACTACTGATTATTCATTAATTAACCTGACGGGCATTATCTAGGTTACATATAAAAATTGATGTGGGGGCATTGCCCCCCTTCATAAAAGGAGTAAATCATGGCTGATGTAGTTACAAGTCAAACGATTCAAGATGGCGCTCGTCAGGTTGTAATGAGCTTTACCAATGTGAGTGATGGAACTGGTGAAGGTGCGGTTAAAAAGGTTGATGTCTCTGCTTTAGAGTCAGATCCAATAACAGGCGCTGCTTGTGATGGAGTAACTATTCAATCGCTTACATTCTCTAATTTTGGTATGAGCGTAAAACTTCTTTGGGATGCTTCTACAGATGTTTTAGCACTTCATTTACCTGCGGATTATGCAGATACATTAGATTTTGGTGATGGTGGATTAAAAAATAATTCAGGCTCAGGCAAAACCGGAGACATTATGTTGACTACAGTAGGTCATGGTTCTGGCGATGCCTATACAGTTACCTTAACGATGACTAAAAATTACGCATAGGAAATCATTATGAAAAAGCTAGAAATATTTCAAAATGGTACTTCAATGTACGCAGATACGATGGGTGATCCTATTTATCAGATAGGCTCTAAAAATTCTGAGGGTGGATATGACGTTGTTGTTTTCGATGCAATGACTAAAAAAGAAGCTGAGGCAAAACTAAAAGAGCTTAATCCAATTAAGGCTGCTCCAAAACCAGAGCCAAAACCAGAGCCAGAAAATAAAAATCCGGTTAAAAAGAAAGCAGTGCCTAAGAAAACAGCTAAGAAGAAGTAATTATGGCAATTAGTCGCGCACAGATAAGTAAACAAGTACGCAATGGGGTTTCTTCAAAAAAACCTAAAAAAAGGACTTTGACATTGCCGAATGGAGTTAAGAGAAAACCCAGAACTTTAAGCAAGGTTATGCACAAAGCAAGGAGATTGGGATAAATGGCTACTAGTGGAACTTATGCGTTTAATCTTGATTTAAGCGATATTCTTGAAGAAGCCTATGAACGGGCTGGCTTAGAGTTGCGTAGTGGCTATGATTACCGCACAGCAAGGCGTAGCTTGGATTTAATGTTTCTTGAATGGCAGAACAAGGGGTTAAACCTTTGGTCTGTACAGGAAGGCTCTCAGGCGCTTACAGCGGGTACTGGTCGTTATGCTTTGTCTAGTGACCAGCTAGATGTGATTGAGGCTTCTTTAAGGACGGATGATGGGGATGCTGATAAGCAGACCGATCTAACGATGAGTCGGATTTCAATTAGTCAGTATTCACATTTGACTAATAAGCTCACTCAAGGCCGTCCCATTCAGTATTGGATCGAAAAAGACCCAGGTGCTATAGCGTTAAACGTATGGCCTGTTCCTGATGACGCAGAAACTTACAAAATCAACTATTACTATATACAGCGGATAGAAGATGCGGGCAGTCCGGCTTCTAACAATGCGGATATTCCTGCTCGATTTATGCCTTGTATGGCTGCTGGTCTGGCTTATTACATTAGCATAAAGCGACCTGAAGCTTCTGAAAGAGCGCCATTATTGAAGCAAATTTATGATGAGCAATGGGATTTAGCAGCAGATGCTGACAGAGATAAATCCTCGTTTTACATGGTTCCTGGCGGATATAGTCGATTATGAGCAGTTACGCAGCAGGAAAAAAAGCATTTGGATTCTGTGATCGAACAGGATTTCGTTATGCACTCAAGGATTTAGTGCCTCAGATTGAAAATGGCAGACCCAATGGGTTACTGGTAGGTCGTGATATGGTCGATGAAGACCAGCCTCAATTGCAATTAGGTAAGGTAAGAACCTTAGATCCACAGGCTTTGAGAAACCCAAGACCCGATCAAGCATTAGCAGAAAGCAGAAAACTTTTTGCTTTTGACCCTGTAGGTGGCGGAAACTCAGCATTAGGCAGCAGAACCGTTGGATTAGATATTACGGCAGTAGCTGGCAAAGTTACAGTGAGTACAAACTAATGGCTTGGACACTAACAACGCTGAAAAACACCATTCAGGATTATTTACAAAATACAGAAACAACTTTTGTTAATGATCTTTCTACTATTATTGTTCAAGCTGAAAATAGAATACTTAAATCTGTTCAGTTACCTGATTTCAGGAAGAACAGTACAGGCACAATGACCAGCGGAAATGCTTATCTAAATACCCCAACCGATTTTATGGCTCCGTATTCTTTAGCTCTTGATAATAGCGGCTATGAATATTTACTTTTTAAGGACGTTAATTTTATCCGAGAGGCATATCCAGTTTCATCAACAACTGCAACGCCAAAGTATTACAGTATTTTTAGCGACAGTAGTTTTATTGTTGGGCCAACGCCTGATAGCAATTATGCGGTTGAGCTTCATTATTTTTACAAACCTATATCTATTACTGCTTCGGCAGATGGAACAAGTTGGTTAGGCGATAATGCAGAAACAGCATTGCTTTACGGATGTCTTGTTGAAGGTTATACCTTTATGAAGGGTGAACAAGATATGTTCGCGGTTTATCAAAAGCAATATGATGATGCTTTAATGCAACTGAAGTCTTTAGGTGAAGGTTATAGCACGACAGATAATTACAGAAGTGGAGCTGTAAGGGCGCGTAAAATATAATGTTAGGATTAAATTCAATAGTAGAACCTGGTATTTGTGAAGTTCACACAACGGAGCATCGAGGTTTTACTTCAGAAGAAATTGCAAAAAGATCAGTAGGAAAAATTGTTTCTATTGCAGAAAGTGCTGATCCAGCAGTTAGAGAGCAAGCAGAAGCATTTAAAAACAGACTTTTTCATGTGATTGTAAAAGCCTGCAATGACGCAATTCAGAGCGATAGAACTACATTATCAAGTCTTTTAACACAACAAGGCCATAATGATATGGCGGATATTTTGAGGAAAATCTGATGGCAATTACACAAGCAGTAGCAACAAGTTTTAAGAGTGAGCTGCTCCAAGGTATTCATAATTTTCATAATGGGTCTGGTGGAGGAACTACAACTACAACAGGTACAGGCAATACGTTTAAAATAGCTCTTTATACCTCAAGTGCTACTTTAGCTGCATCGACTACTGCCTACGCAACCACAAATGAGACTTCTGGAACAAATTATACAGCAGGAGGAAATACCCTTACAAATGTTGATCCTTCAGCTTCAGGAACGACTGCGCTTACAGATTTTGCAGATACAACGTGGTCTTCGGCTACAGTCACTGCAAATGGCGCATTAATTTATAATTCAAGCACGACAGCAGGTTCAGCAAACAGAGCAGTAGTTGTCCTTGCTTTTGGCGGCGATAAAACTTCAACGGCAGGTGATTTTACAGTTTCATTTCCGGCAGCAGATGCCAGTAATGCGATTATTAGAATCGCCTAAGAGTTAAATGTGGCTCAAAATGCAAAAGTTGCATATCAAGGGTGGTCTTCAAGCAATATTTCTTGGGGCGAAAGCACTTGGGGTAATGCAGAAGAGGCTATATCTGGCTCAACCGCGTCTGTTGGAACGGTTACTGTTGAAGCTAATGCCTGTATCTGTCCGGTTGCCGGAAATTCAGTTACTGCAAGTACTAACTCGGTTACTGTTACGGGTACTGCTGCTGTTTCAGTCACCAGTCCGGCTCTTACTTTGTCGCTTGGCAGCATTTCTCTCGAAACAAACAATACGATTGATGTTACTAGTGATGCATCTACAGTTTCTACAAATGACGTTAGTGTTACTGCTAAAGCAGGGGTTGAAGTTACTGGTAATGAAGTTGAGGCTTTTACGTCAAATATTTTGGTTTGGAGTCTCGTTGATACAAGCCAAACACCAAACTGGAATTCTATTTCTAGTTCACAAACACCTGATTGGAAAGAGGTAGCATAATGGCAAGCACTTATGTAAATGATTTAAGGCTCAACGAGCTGGCTACTGGAGACGGTAGTGGAACGTGGGGTACGACTACAAACACTAACCTAGAGTTAATAGGTGAGGCGCTTAGTTACGGGACTGAGGGGATAACCACAAATGCGGATACGCATACCACTACAGTGGCAGATGGT